GCTGCGCTCGCGGGGGAGGACCACCGGCTCCGGGTAGTTGTCCATGGCGTCCGCGTGCTTATTGAGAATAGCGTTGAACAGCCAGGCAGAGGACGGCTCCGGCCCTCTGTACTCCGGGTTGTCCGTGCGCTGCTTGCCCTTGCGGATGGCCTCCCAATGGCGCAGCTCCCACCATAGCTCGTCCTGGACCACCCGCTCCTCCAGGCTGGCCTTGCCCTGCTTGTAGCGGGTCAGGATGCTGATTGCCTCCGCAATCTCCGCTCTGCCGATGCGCCGCTGCCCGGCGGGGGCCGTCAGCAGCATGGCCTCCATCTCCGGGTTCACGCTCTCGTCCTGCTGCACACCGGGAACGCCCCAGCCCGCCAGGGGCTTGCCCAGGGTCGCGTCCTGCTCGTTCTTCCGTCCGAAAAGTGCCATAAATCAATACCTCCTGCTGTTCGTTTTGTTTTTCTGCTGCTGTGCAAGTGTTATCCATGTGCAGTTGCCGGGGTCATAGTTTCCATTCACATTTCGCCGCTCTATGGTGAGGCTCGGAGCGTACCCGCTTCCCAGCGCCCAATCCCGAAACGCCGCAAAGCTGGCCGTCCACTCGCTGCATACGGTGATACCCCGTCCGCCGTAGTGCGGGTAGTCGCGGTACGAGGCGTTGAAGCACCGTTCTTTCATGCCCTTCCAGATGTTGTACAGCCTCGTGCCATATCCTCCGTGGGTTCTCATTCGCTCGGCCATGACCTGCTTCCGCAGGCAGCCGCAGCTTTTTACCTTCCCGTGGGTGAGATCGCTTGCAAGGGCCGCTGTGCTTCCTCCGCAGCGGCAGCGGCACACCCATAACCGCCTGCCGTGCTTGTCGGTCACGCGGTCGGCGGTCACGGTCAGTTCTCCGAATTGCTTTCCTGTCAAATCATCCATTGTTCTGTCCTCCTTAGTAGCGCCTGTAAAAATCGTAACGGTCATACTGCTGGTCCTGTCCCAGGTCCAGCGGGTCATATACCACCAGGGCGGGGGGCTTGTTCCGCCTGGGTGCTATCGGGTTTTTCATGCAGACGTAGCGCAGCTCGTCGTAGATGTGGTCCTCGCCCTCGGTGTTGATGTCCTCCACGTTCTTCTCGTCGTAGACCAGGTTGGGGACCGTGCGGATGAAGTGCTTGCAGGTGTTGAACACATACAGCATGGGGATGCCCTCCTCGTCAAAGGCGAGGCGGTGATGCACCTGCATCTTTCCGTCGATGCGGGCGTGGTCGCCGCGCTCGAAGTACACCCGCTGCCGCTCCATCAGAGCGCCGATGCTCTCCGTGCCGTCGCTGCCCCAGATGGCCGGGTCTCCCACGCGGTTGATGCGCCGGTCCTTGAGGTTGGGGTCCTCGGCCTCGATGCGCCGTATCTCCCGCGCTACCTCGGACGGTTCCATCTTCACGCCGGTGTTGGGGGTGCCGGTGCAGCCGTAATACTCCCGGATGCGGTAGAGCCGCCGGTCCCGGTCCACGGCGTACCAGCCCACGGAGAAGGGCCTGGAGTAGCCCCAGTCCAGGCCGCACCAGATGGCCCAGTCCTGCGGGACCTTGAAGGGGGAGATGACGTGGGTGTTGATGCGGTCCGTGTAGTGGTCGCTGTCGTTGCGCCACTCCGTGAATACCTGGCCCGCGAAGGTGTCCCAGTCGCCGTACAGCAGCGCCTTGCGCTCCTGCTCCGGCATGGAGGCCAGGCTGGTGAGGTAGTCCGGGTTGTTGGCAAGCAGTATCTTGTTGTCAAACACGGAGGACGGCACGAAGATGCGGGACTTCCAGCGCGTCTCCTCGTGGCCGTCAGGGAAGCGGACCTTGAACTGCTCCCAGATCGTTTGCATGGGCTGGGCCGCCGTGATGAAGCGCTCCTTCACCCAGCCGTGGCCCACGCCGCCGGGGTTGGCCTGCGCCCGGATGTAGCAGCGGGTCCCCGGCCCGTTGGGGCGGTTTCGGGAGAACATGTAGCTGTACTCCTCCCAGAGAAATTGCGTCAGCTCGTCAAAGTCGATGAAGTCATAGCGCTTGCCCTGGTAGTTGGTCCGGTCCTTGGTGTACTGCATAGAGCCGAAGAAAATCTTGGCCCCAGAGGGGAAGGTCCAGACGTGCTTGCTCTCGTTAAACCTGGCCTTTTTGTAGGCCCGTCTGTAAATCTCCGTGCTGCGGTCCATCAGTTCCGTGAGCTGCGGGAAGGTCTTGCGGAGGATAAGCCCACGGTAATGCGGTATCTCCACCTGGCGCAGGGCCTCGGCCAGGGCGCAGTCCGATTTGCCGCCGCCCGCTGCACCGCCGTACAGCGCCTCGTCCTCAAAGCGGGCCATAAGGGCCGCCTGGCGCGGCTGCGGGGTCCAGATGACATTAGCCATCGTCTGCGCCTCCCTCCGGCGGGCCGGGGTTGTCCATCACGGGGGAGAGGAGCACCACGCCGCTGCCCTCGTCCTCGTCGCCGTCCTGGGCCTCCGGCTTGTACTTCCACGTCTCCGGCTTCCGGTTGGTCAGCCAGAACATTTGCGCCGCTGTATTGGCAGCTACATGGACTTCATCGCGGGCCTCCACAAGGGTCTCGACCTCGCGGATGCGCTTGCCCGTTTCCGGGTCATATTCTACGGTCTTTAGCTTGTAGTGCTTCACGATCTGGGCATTGTAGCCCAGGCAGCTCTTGAACAGGGCGTTTTCCACCTGCTCGTCCGGCACTTCACACGCCTGCGCGAAAGCAGCCGAAAGTGCCGCGTAGCGCTCGTCCCCCTCTTGGCCCTCGTCCAGGTATTTGCGGAAGGTAGAGTAGGCGATATGGAGGTTGGCAGCAATCTCCTTTGCCGTGGTCCCGGCTTTGGCCCACTTGATGATCTTGTCCAGGTTGGGGAGGACATGGGTCTCGTATTTACTTTGCGCCATTCGCTCCCGCCTGCCTTTCTGAAAAATTGGCTTCTCTTTCATCGTAGCAAAGGCGGCTTCTTTTTTCGCCCCGAAGGGAGGATGTTTTTTCATTCTGGTGTTCACGCGTGTGTGGGGGACCCTCTCACTCTCACCATCCCCCCATACCCCCCTTCCTCTCCCTCTCTCCCTGGAGCGGGGGAGACCATTTTCGTGGCCTCACGAAAAAGATAAGAGACCCCAGGCCATAGGCCCAGGGTCTCTCTGGTATGCTTATGCTTTGCTTTTGCTGTGCTTTTCTATCGTGTAGGTGGCCCCATAGCGCCGCCGCCCACAATGGGAGCAGGTCACTTTGTGATCTACGCCGCCGCCCACGCGTTTGAGGTCGTAGCCCTCCTGGAGCATCGCGGCGCACCTGCCGCAAAGGTCCTTCGGTTCGGTCATCAGTCGCTCACCCCCTTGAAGCTCTCCCGGACGAGGCCGCCGTTCAGTTCAAATTCCACGGTGTGGTAGTGCCCCTTCGGATGGATGTACACCACGCGGCCCGCCACAGGCCGCCTCAAGCTCCGCTTGTCCTCGCCGCTGTCGGTGAATGTCTCCGGCAGGCGCATCACCTTGTCGCCCAGCTTCATGCCTTGCCCTCCCATGCCGGGCAGGTGGTGTCCGGCTCCGTGAAGTCCGCGCAACGTGGGCTGTCTCCGTTGAAGCATACGCCCTGGAAGTCCTCGTACCAGGCGCAGCTCCCGCAATTCTGCTTCATGCCGTTTCCTCCCGTTCCATCGTCATGCGGGCCAGCAGGCTCTCATACATCCGCTTGTAGGTGTCCCGCTCCGTCCGGGCGATTACAAGCGCCATAGGGGCCGCGCCGTCCTCGGCATCCCCGCGTACCGGCTGTGCCTCGTCCTCGTCCTTCTGGCGGCTTGCAAGGCCAAACTGGGCCAGTTCCAGGCCGGACAGCAGCCCCAGGTCCACCTGCTCCATCTCCCGCTTGGTGCAGCGGCCCACATAGCGCCCGATGCGGCTCTTGTCCACGGTGTATACGTTCTCGCACAGGGCCGTGCTGATTTGCTCTGTGGAGCGGATGGTGATGTGCTCCGGCAGCTCCTTCTTGGGAGAGGCGGAACAGTACACCACCTGTACCACAGGGCTGTTGTCGTTCAGCGCGTCGCAGCTCACGATAATGGCCGGGCGGTCCTTCATCAGCTCGTGGCCGATGGCGTTGGGGATGTCTACCCAGTAAATCTCGCCGCGCATGATTACGCTGGCGGGGAAGGTGCTTTTCTTTGCCATACTCAAACCTCCGTGATCGTCAGATTGAAGCGCTCCCGCAGGAGCTTCTTTTTCCTCTCGTACTGGGCCGTCTTTGTGGCCCGGCTCTTGACGTCCTCCACCACCGGCAGCCAGATGACGGTGCCGTATTTGTCCGGGGCGGTGGGGCGCTCATAGGCGAAGTCTGCGACGTAGTGAATGGCCCGGACCCGTTCTCCGGTCTCCGTGATGTAGCTCTCCTGGAGGGTGTACTGCTGCTGGAGGCGCAGGTTCCGTATCTGCCCGGCCTTGAGCATCAGCATCAGCTCGTCGTAGCGCCTGGCCTCCTTCTTGCTGTCGAAGTGGAGATTGCCCCGGCTGTCCGGCTGGTTGTGATACTTGGAAGTCCTGGCCTTGCCCACGATGCCCAGCTTTTCCATCACCTGGCGCTGGGCCTCCGGCCCCATGCGTTGCAGGTCTGCTCCTGTCAGTCCCATTTCCTTTGCCTCCTTCCGTTTGGTGCAGCGGCGGGCCGGGCCGTAGCCCTGCCCCCGCAGAAACATCATCGGGTGCAGCAGCTTCCCGGACAGACCACAGAAAACCGTGTGGTCCACGACGCGCAGAAACTCGCACTCGTCGCAGTATTCGATCTGGCCCTCCCGCTCCAGGGCCATCTCCAGCGGGGTCTTGTCCAGCATCTGCTCCGCCCCCCTCACTTCTTTGGCCCATAGGTGATCTCTTTCAGCTCCGGGTAGCGCTCCTCGAAGGGAATGAGAGGCTGCCGGTCCCGGATGACCTCCGCCAGCATCCGGTCCAGCTTCACCTGCCAGTAGTCCGCCTCGTTCCCGCCCTCCAGGGCCTCGTGGAACAGGTCGTAGGTCTTGCCCCAGGCGTCGGTCAGCCGCATGATGCGGTCATAGCCGAAGCCGAACTCGCTGTGCAGCGTCACCTGGAGGGTGTCCAGAAGGAATTGCCGTGTCAGCCGCTCTGCCGCTGCGGCGTACTCCCGGCGGATGGCCCGCTCCCGTGCCAGATAGCCGGATTGCTTCATGCGCTCGCCTCCTCTGCCAGCAGCTTGCGCTTGCGCCTGGCGTAGGCGCTTTCGGCAGCGGCCTGGCCGGGGTGTGCCAGGCGGTACAGCCGGGCCTTTTCCCGCCGTTCCTCCGCGTGGGCGGCGTAATACCGGCGGTTTTTGGCTTTCCAGTCCCGGCGGGCCTCTTTCTGCCTC